TGCCCAGCGTCAGCCAATTCATTCAAGCCATGTGATTCCCACCACCAAGCGGCAGCGCGCGCTGAAAACTTGGGCAGGCGGTTGCTGGATACCGAATATGACCTGCAGGTATGCCGTAATGGGCAAGGCCATAAACTGGCAAAGTGATCTGTCCGGGTTTGTCTTTGGTTTGTCCAAACGCGTTATAATCCGTATATGCCAGCACCAGTCAGTGACCATGATATGCGTACCTTTGCGGCCGCATGGATCAATACACAGGGGGATAAGGTCGCCTCTTACAAGGGGTTGCGCCCGACCTGCAAGAGCAATTCTGCAGCGGTGCGTGGGGCCGATCGCATGCTGGCCAGGCCGCAGGTGCAGGGGTACATTGAGCAAGCCCGCGCAGCCTTAAAGCAGAAGGTGGCCAGCATTACCGGGCAGATTTCCCTTTATGACGAGGGAATGGAGAAGCTCACCAAGACCATAGCCATAACTGAAATCGAGCTGATAAACGAATACATCGGGACAGCCCTGCTGGATCACATCGAGTTTTATGACGAGAACGGCCAGCCAAAGGCCCTGCAGGCGCTCACGCTGGCCCAGAGGCGGCAGATTAAGGAGATTGACTGGTACCCTGAGGATTCAGCCGGGAAGCGCCGCATACGCGATTACGTGCTGGAGGACAGGGATAAAGCCCGGGATCAGTTGGCCAAGATCACCGGCATAGTGAACCCGGCATTTGATTTTGCTGGCCTGATTGCCATCCTGACGGGTAAGGGGAAGGCCGAGGCACAGGAGGATCTGCGCCGGCTTAACCACTCGGAAGGGGTGAATTTTGAGGCCATACAGAAGCGGGCCGGGGTTATTGAGGGTGAATTTACCGAAGTAAAATGATGAGTAATAGCAACAAAATGCAAACGCGCCGCCGAGCGACATGCACGGATGAGCAATAAATGAGCGATAAGCACTGTCCAACAACTGGGAAAATAAGGTTCCGTACAGCGGATGAGGCATACCGGGCGACAGGCCACAGGATCAAGTTCAGAGTTGTTCGGCCATATCGGTGCAACCACTGCCACGACTGGCACCTGACTAGCAAGAGCAAGACCCTATGACCGATAAACCCGACACGCACCGAGGGAGCAAGAAACTGGCTGATGTTCTGGTTCTGCCAGGCAGTACGAGCTACACGCCCGTGCAGGCACTCGACAGCGCCAAGAAATTCAACTTCAGCGATGTGATGATTATCGGGTACGAGGATGGCGACCTGATAATCCGATCAAGCCGCCTAAGCCGCGCCGAGGCGCTCTGGATGCTGGAGTGCGCCAAGATTCACGCAATGGACACGGGCGATTGAACGCCGTTGTTAAGCGCCCCTTCGTTGACGAGGCCGTGGAGTTCCTACACGGCGCCACCCTCAAGCAAGCCCTGGCGGTGTACAAAGAGATAGTCCACGACCCGCATGTTACGGACGATCACGTAGCCGAGTTGGGCAAGCGCGACCGGTTTTTCCTGCTGACCCACATCCTGCACAGGCCGGATGCGATCGACGCCTGGCTGTACGGGCGCATGCGCGAGGTGGAGCTCGAACCCGATGGGCACCTGGACCTGTGGGCCCGGGACCACTACAAGTCGACGCAGATCACCTTCGCCGGCGCCATTCAGGAAATACTCAACGATCCCGAAATAACGATCGGCATATTCAGCCACTCCAAGAGCATTTCCCGAGGCTTCGTGTCCCAGATCAAGCGGGAGCTGGAGCTGAATACCTACCTGAAAGCCCTGTATGCGGCGATCCTGTACGAGAACCCAGCGGCCCAGAGCGAGCGATGGAGCGAGTCGGACGGGCTGATAGTCAGGCGCAAGAGCAACCCGAAGGAGGCAACCGTGGAGGGCTGGGGGCTTGTCGACGGCCAGCCGATCAGCCGGCACTACAAGCTCATGATCTATGACGATGTGGTGACCCGCGAGTCCGTGAACACTCCGGACCAGATCATCCGGACCACCGAGGCCTGGGAGCTTTCCCTATCCCTTGAGGATTCCCGCAGCGCGCGCAAGTGGTACATCGGCACCCGGTACAACTATGCCGACACCTATCAAGTAATCCTGAACCGAGGCGCGGCAAAGCCCCGGATCCACGCGGCCACCCATGATGGAACGATGGACGGTCGACCGGTATTTCTGACGCCTGCAGCATGGGAGAAGAAAAAGCGGCACATGTCGACGTACGTTCTGGCCTGCCAATACCTGCAGAACCCAATGGCCGGCAGCAATGCCGAGTTCACAGAACTGATGTGGCGCGAGTACGAAGTGCGGCCGCGCACCCTGAACGTGTACATCATGGTCGACTACGCCGGCAGCCGTAAGACCGGCAGCAGCAGGACAGCCCTTGCGGTGGTGGGCGTCGACGCCGCGCTCAACAAATACCTGCTGGACGGCGCCTGCCATAAGATGACCCTGTCCGAGCGCTGGCGGCTGATGAAAACGCTGCGCAAGAAGTGGCTTGCCAGGGCCGGGGTGCAGATCGTATCGGTGGGGTATGAGCGCTACGGCGCCCAGAACGACATCGAGCACTTCCAGGAAATGATGGAAATCGAGGGCGAGAGCTTTGACATTCTGGAGCTGAACACCCCAAGGGAGGGCGAACTGAGCAAGGACGAGCGCATACGTCGACTTGAGCCCGACCACCGCAATACCCGCTGGTTTTATCCGCGGCAGCGAGAGTCCGAGACCGACATCACCCGCAACCAGCTGGCAGCGGTCGACCGGGGCGATATTGACCTGGTAGCCCTTGAAATCAAGCACATCAACGAGGATGGCAAGGCCTATAACCTGCTGGAGTGGTTCTACAAAAACGAGTACCTGTTCTTCCCCAACACCAAGCAAAAGGACTTTTTCGACGCCATGAGCCGCATCTATGACATGGAAATAACCCCGCCCGTTATCTATAATGATTCAGACGTTTACCCGCAGGCCCAAGAGGATTAACCAGTGACCGACTCCGTCAAACAGCCCAACACCCGCACCCGCGAGATAAACCTGACCGCCGAGGTGATCAAAGCCTGGGGGCCGGAGTATGCGCAGCGGGAAGTGTGCTATGTGTGGAGCAACGGCCGGCAGTTCCTGAACACCGACCGGGACGGCAACGGGATTTACAGCAATGACTAAGCTTGATTGGAACGATAAGGTTAAGACCAAACGCTACAACAATGGCGTGGTACTGGTATGCCAGTGCTGTGAAGGTGACCTTCCGTTGCATCCAGTCGTCGTTGATTTTATTTCTTATTGCTCATATCGCTGCGCAGACAAATTCCACACGGCCCATGACTAAACCCTTCACCCACCCCGACTACGCCAAGCTCCCCGAAACCATAAAGCAATCGGTAACGGAAAAGGAATACTGCTGGCTCAGCGACAGCGAAAAGCAGCGTATGGTGGATGAGTTCACAATGCCGGAGGCGACGGAGGATGGATAGGCGCGAGTTTATGAAAGCCAGTATTGCATCGCTTACAGCGGCGTGCGTTCCCATCGTTGTTTTTTCTCGGGCGGATGACCCTACTCACTGGTCATCGACACTGTACGAAAGCGAAATTGGCCGGTTCGAAGGGTTCAGTTATTATGAGAATAGGCCGCTAGGCATGCCCGAACCAGAGAAGCCGCGCGCCCGGCAGAACGTAAACGCATTTATCCACAGGAAGGCCGGGCACTATGGATTTTAAGCACAAGCAAAAGGGCAACGTAGCCCTACACGGAGCCCACGGGCATGAAGTGGAAGGGCTGGATATGCAGTTGGCCATGGAGCTTAGCGGCTTACTGAATGCCCACTACCCCGGCTACGAGTGGGCGGTGCATGTGAATTCAGAGGGCCGGTGCGTGGATATCAAGAACAACCACATCAGCACGGAATACGGTTACCGCATCCTGACCTGCCGCAAGATGCCCAACGGCGGCTGGTATAACCTGAGTAACGAGGAAATCCGCAAGGCGTCCATTATGGGCGGCGGTGAGCTGCTGGAGCGGGCCAAGCTCGCCCGGAGTAAGCGCACGGATCAGCAGGCCGATTTTGTGGAGGGGATTAATAAGATACAATACCAGCCAGCGGTTCAACGCAACATAGCCAAGTACGCGGAACTATTGAATGGCCCGAGCCCAACGCAGAAACATTGAGGAAACGCAGGAACAGAAACCAGTCGATGCCTGGATGACCCGTGTTACCTCTGCATGGGAGACCTCTGACAGCTACTACACCGCCAACCTTGAAAGCCGCATAGTTCGAAATCAATACCTGTTCGACTCCAAACACCCGCCGGGCAGCAAATACCACACCGACGCGTACAAGTTCAGGAGCCGCCTGTTCCGCCCCAAGATTCGCTCAGCTATCCGCAAGACCGAAGCCGCTGGCGTGCAGGCGTTCTTTTCCACGATCGACTGCATCGACATCCAGCCCGAGAATGCAGGCGACCAGCAGGCGCAAATAGCTGCTGACCTGTCCGGGGGTGCGCTCAAGTACCACCTGAACAACACGATGAACTGGTTTCAGATTTGCATTGGCGGATTGCAGGATGCGAGCAAGACCGGTGTGGTGTGCAGCTTTAACCACTGGCTGAAGAAAACCGCCCGCTATACCGTTAAAACCCCGGTGTTCGGTGAGGACGGCCAGCAGGCGCTGGATGAGAAGGGCAAGCCGGCCTACAAAACCGAGGAACACGAGGACATACTGGAGGACAGGCCCAATATCGATCTGTTCCCCTTCGCCACCTGTTTCTGGGTTTCGTTGTTTTCCCGGTTCATGCGTTCACGGGTTTCCAGGTCTTTCTGCTTCGCGCGGGCGCTAATCAGAGCCACCTTGACCTTGGTGCTGTTGCTGGCCACCAGTTCGTTCCACCGCTGCTCCCGTTCTTTGCGCTCGCTGGCGGTCTGCTGCTGCAGTTCCATCTGCTTGATGGCCTTTTGGCCGTCCATTTTGACCTTATCACTCTCAATCTCCTGAGTGAGGCGCTGGATTTCGGCCTGCATTTCCTGAATCTGGGGGTCAATTGCCTGGCCCTGCTCGTCCAGTTTGAAGAACCGGCTGCCGTCCTTGTACCCGATGTACCCGAACATTTCTTTGGCAATCTCGGCCGCTTGCACGCCGGTGACCTGGGCTTCCTTCAGCATCACCAGTATTTCAGTGAACTGCTTAATGGTGCCGATGAACTGCTGGGCTTTGAACACCGGGTTGCTGGCGCCGACCCCGACATTAACGGTCAGCTTTACATCCCCGTGCAGGTTTTCATCGGTCGGCTGGAACTGCTGGCCCTCAATAGGGTTGCCCTGTTCATCCTTGGGCGAGTATTTGTTGGTCATGTCGGCGCCCTGCGCGGCGGCGTTCAACACTTTCTTGCTGGTTTCGAAGTTCTGGATCAGGGACAGAATCTGCCGCAAGGTGGGCTCCATCCAGGTTTCCACAAAGGTTTTCAGGCCATAGTCGGTCATCTGCCCGGCCGACCCGTGGGCCAGCTGCATGCCGGTAGCGGTGTCGTTCAGGGAGCGGTTGGACTGCACG